TACATAAACCTATCAGGACTAAGCTTCATAGTACCGGTGGCTTGTCCGCAGCTACCCCGCATGGCTATTTAGCGGGAGGCCTTCTAACCAAAGGTGTCAAAACGGCTTATAAACTAGCCAAGCAAAAATATCCTCGATTATTTACTTCTAAAGCGCTTTCAATGATTAGAGATACAAAAACTAGGAACTATTCACAATTGAAACAATTGGGTTTTGACAAAGGATTAAAACCGAAACAATTACGAAAAATGGCTGTTTCCGAAGTGTTAAAGGAACGTCTTAATAAATTAAAACGTCTTTCCATAACACACCACAATAAAGCTGCTAAGATCGTTAAATCTAAAATGATCACTCCTTGGAACAAAACAACTGGTAAAGCTAAAGCCATGTTCACCTCAAGACAGTATAGAAATATTCACAGATATGACAGAACCTCTACACAGAAAAAACTTGATGCTTTAAGAACATCTGAGGGAGATTTAAGTGTTTATCAAGAATCAATTAAAGCTAAAAGAGCGACCAAGCATGCTTTGGGTGGTGAAGTCGTAATCGGTAAAAATGTTGATGGAGGATTATTATAATGTGGTTTGGATTAGCAAAAATAGCTTTGCAGGCGGGAAGTAAAATTTACTCCAACCGCCAGAAGACTAAGGTGGCTATGTCAGATGCTGCTTTAATGCATGCAGAACGCATGGCACGAGGTGAGGAAACTTACCAAGGCAAACTTTTAGAATCCCGAGATAAAGATTACAAGGACGAATTCGTTTTGGTGATAATTTCGGCGCCGATCATCGTGCTCGCCTGGGGAGTTTTCAGTGACGACGCGCAAATGATGCAGAAGGTGGAGCTTTTCTTTCATCATTTTGGCTCACTGCCGATATGGTTCCAAACACTCTGGATTACCGTCGTAGCGAGCATTTTTGGAATAAAAGGAACTCAAGTATTTCGGAATGGTGGGCCTAAAAAGAAATAGTCTTGATCTATGTTTGAAAAATGAATACAACCTGAAATATGGACACATTCATCTACAGTTTAATCAAGATTTCTCGATGGCCCGGGATTCGGCACTTCTTTAAAATTATAGAATGGTTTATTTGTTGGATCTATCTTGCAGGTCATAAATTCATTAATACTATACAAATTTTTTCTGATGGACGATTCTATACTCTTTATCGAAGTAAACGTAATAAAATTTTACTTAAAACCTTAGATCTAAATCATACATTAGATCGACAAGTTTCTCATTTATCTAGCAGTGGTTTTGTTAAATTATTTGAAATGGGTGAGTTTGATGTTACCAATACGACTGATTATTTTCAAAAGCAAAAAATTTATAATTCACACGTTCCTTTCAAAAGAGATGTTGGTACGATGTCAGTACAAGAATTTCTAAGTAAACCTGATTGTCATTATGGATCGTTTGATATTCCAACTTCTCTTAGATGTTATGCAATTAATAAGCTTTGTTCACATCCTGTCATTTGGCAGATAGCGCGTAAATATTTAAATTCAGATAAAGTGCATTTATATTCGATTAATACAATGTTTACGAAGCAATCTAAAAATAAAAATTATGTCGTTTATCCTCATCGAGATTATGACAGTGCTAGCAGTTTATGCTTTTTTATTTATTGGACTGAAACTTCTAAAGATAATGGTGCTACTAAATTTTTACCTGGCAGTCATTTAGATAGTAATCCTCCTGACATTGATGTTTTTTATCATCATCTAGAAGGAGCGGCGGGTACTGTGTATGCAGCAGACGTGTGGGGCATTCATGCGGGAAATGATGCACTGACATCACCTCGATTAACTACGTGGTTACGATTTTCAGCCACAACGACACGTTCTTACTATCTTGATAAAAATTATATATTTAGAGATGATTTAAAAGAACTAAATAAAAAAATGGGTTATGAAAATAATTAATTTTTTTACCCCTACTGCACACGGTGAAGATATTTTAGCAGACACCATCGACAGTATTCAAAAACAAACTTATCCTTGCAAACAAACCATCCTCACTGATAATGAAGAAGCTAAGCAGAATGTTATAAAAATAATTGCATCTTTAAAACCTAAACGTACATTACACTATCATCTACAAGAAAATGTCACAGAAGAATTTCATCGTCCTGAACCTTTACTCTCTGGTTTTGTTCATTTAGTTAAATATGATTATTATCAACTGTTAGGAACCGGCGATTGGATTAATCCCGAACACGCACAAACGGTTATGGATACATTTGAAAAAACTAAAGCAGATTGGGTATTCTGTTTAAGAAACATTTGGAAATCAGATAAAACTTTTCTATGTAAAGATATTTTTGAAAATTTAGGGTTTCACCCTATCTATGTAGATCCTAAGTATTATTTTGTAGATGGCCAGTGTTTTATTCTTCCTAAGCGTAAAGTATTAGAAATGTCCTCCTTGTGGCATTTAACTCGGGTTAAAAAAATGCGAACAGATAAAGTTTTATTTGATAATTTAAGTCGTTTATTTCCTAATTTTAAATGTACGAATCAATACACCTTGAATTTCAGATTAGGACGAGGTAGCAAGGGACAGTTAGATTATGCTGAAGAATGGTATTTACGAGGAGAAAAAGTAATGAAAAATAAATATCCTGACGGCAATTATCCTTGGATTAAATAATATGGATTTAGACCATTATACATACGAAGTTTTTGTCAAACACATCAATAAAGAAATAGACGCTGTCAAAGAGCATATCTGCCATGGTGTAGACACGATAGAGAAGTTGCAGTATTCTAGAGGTCGACTCAATGCTTTAGAAGCATTGCTTCAGGACTTAAAGGACCTGCAAAAGGAGAATATTGATGACGACACTGATAAAACCTAGTGGCTTACAACTTCCAATAAATCATAAGCCTGTTAATTCATCTCAGAAACAAACGATTCCTACAAAGCCAGAAGGAGTAAAAAAATATTTAGAAATCCTTCCGAAGCCTGTGGGTTATCGTATGTTAGTTAGACCTTGGTCCGGAGAAAAGAAAACCAAAGGAGGAATTCTTTTATCCGACACCACTCATGAAATGATTGAAATGACTACCGTAGTAGGATTAGTCATTATGATGGGGGAACTTTGTTATAAAGACAAAGAAAAATTTCCTAGCGGACCTTGGTGTAAAGAAGGTCAGTTTGTCATCTATGGAAGATACGCGGGATCTCGTTTTAAAACAAAATTTGGTGAACACCGAATTTTGAATGATGATGAGATTATTGCAACAATCAAAAAACCTGAAGATATTCTTCATTTATATTAAGGAGGAAAAATGGCAGAACCTAGTACTACACCTCAAGTTGAATTAGACACGGACGATGTCAAAGAACAAGATGTCCAAGTCAAAGAACCAGAGGTTAAAAAAGAGGACCCAAAACCAAGTGATCTAAACAAAGGAGAAGTGGATTTAGGTTATACCGACCACGTAGAGAAAAAAGCCGAAAAGGCTGAGGTGGTTGTGGAAGAAGAAGAAGCTCCGGTTAAAGAAAAACCTGTAAAGAAAGTAGCCAAAGTCGAAGATGACTTGACTCAAATTTCAGGGAATGTTCAAAAACGAATTGATAAACTTACTCATCGTTATAGAGAAGCTGAAAGACGAGAAAAAGCAGCTCTAGACTTTGCTAAAGGTTTACAACAAAAGTATGATCATTCATTAGATCAATACAAAGCTGCAGACGAACAGTATCTAAAAGAATTTGATGCTCGTGTAGACTCTCAGCGTGAACAAGTTAAAAATCAACTACAAGAGGCAATAACTTCTCAAGATGCTGCTAAAATTATGTCAGCCAACGATAAGTTAACTCAGCTTGCAGTGGAGAAAGAAAAAGCGAGATTTAAAATCGCCGAACAAGAACAACGAATCAAGCAAGAAGAAGAACAGAAAAAATTAGGACAGACTAGTAGGGATCAGATTCCTGATCAATTACCTCAGCCTAGTGACAAAGCAAGAAGTTGGGCTAGTGGTAACGAATGGTTTGGTAAAGACAAAGTCATGACTAACGCGGCATGGAGTATCCATGATGATATCGCTGGTCGTGGTATTGCTGTCGACAGTGAAGAGTATTATACTGAAATAAATCGTCAGATGAAAAGTTATTTTCCTGATCGATTTGATACGGATTCTACGGAAGAAAAAGCAGAGCCTCGAAAACCCGTCCAAACGGTGGCTTCGGCTGGTAGAAAACAACAAGGACGCAGAACTGTGAGACTCACCAAATCACAGGTGGCTATTGCTAAAAAATTAGGGGTGCCACTAGAAGAATACGCTAAATACGTGAAGGAGGAAGCTTAATATGACAAAAGAGTCAACTGATAAAGTAAAAACCTCACGCGCGTCACAAGAGAGATCAAAAGATAAACGTAATCAACCTTGGACGCCACCTGGCAGTCTCGATGCGCCACCAGCGCCAAAAGGTTATGTCCAGAGATGGATAAGAACCGAAAGTATGGGTTTTATAGATACAGCTAATGTATCTAAAAGACTTAGAGAAGGATGGGAATTTTTAAGAGCTGATACACTAAAAAGTGAGATTGGCGAAAATGAATATCCTAAAATTTTCGAAGGCAAATACGCTGGTTTAATCGGGGTTGGAGGCCTTGTGTTGGCAAGGATACCAGAAGAGATTGCACGATCGCGCGCTGATTATTTTAAAAGAATTTCAGCAGATCAAATATCAGCGGTCGACCAAAGTCTCATGAAGGAGCAACGACCGGGAATGCCTATCAATATAGATAGACAATCACGGGTAACTTTTGGTGGCGGACGTAAACAATAATTTTTTTGTAAAAGTCCATTACCGATATTTGTTTAACAAGGAGTAAAAAAACTATGGCTAATCTGTCAGAAAAATTCGGGCTGAGACCAGTCCGAAAGTTAGATGGAAGTCCATTTATTAACGCTCAGAACAGATATCGAATTGCAAGCAGTTATGGAACGGCAATTTTCCAAGGAGACCTGGTAATACCAGTAACCGGCGGAGGAATTGAACGGCACACAGCTAATAATTCGACTCAAACAGTAGGCGTTTTTAATGGTGTTTTCTACACAGATCCAACGACTCAGAAGCCAACATGGAAAAACTATTATCCAGGTTCAATTGCAGCTAGTGACATTGTCGCTACTGTTCTTGATGATCCGGATTTAGTTTGTACAGTTGATTCTGATGGAGCGTTTGCAGTAGCGGATATTTTCAAAAATTTCTCGCTAACAAACGTAACAGGATCTACACAAACTGGCCAATCCAAAGTTCAGCTGGACTATAGTGTCTCAGGAATTAATGCGACATTTGCGGTTCAAGCAATTGACATTTCTCAAAATGTTGATAGCGACGAAGCAGGTGCAGCGAACGTGAACGTTTTGGTTAGGATTAACAATCATTTCTACCGTCAAGGTGGAACAGGCTTAGCATAATAGGAGCATAAACTATGGCAATATCAAGATCGCAGCTAGTTAAGGAACTAGAACCAGGTTTAAATGCACTATTTGGCCTGGAGTACAATAGATACGACAATGAAGCGGCTTTAATTTTCGCTACAGAAACTTCTGATCGGGCATTCGAAGAAGAAGTCATGCTTTCTGGATTTGGTGCAGCAGCAGCAAAAACCGAAGGTGCGATGGTAAACTACGATGACGCGAAAGAAGCTTGGACAGCTAGATACACTAACGAGACAATTGCTCTCGCTTTTGCTATCACTGAAGAAGCAATGGAAGATAATCTGTACGATAGGCTAGCAGCTAGATACACAAGAGCATTGGCAAGATCAATGGCCCACACTAAACAAGTGAAGGGTGCAGCGATTCTTAACAATGGTTTTACAACATCAGGGTATAATGGAGGAGACGGTAAAGCATTAATGACTACTGATCACCCATTAACGAATGGTGGAACATTCAGAAATGAATTATCTACTTCAGCTGATTTGTCTGAAACAGCACTTGAACAAGCATTGATTGACATTGCAGCGTTCGTGGACGAAAGAGGATTAAAAATTGCTTTGCAAGCAGTAAGAATGGTTATTCCAAAAGAAAACCAATTTACTGCTGAAAGAATTTTGAAATCCCCTCAAAGACCAGGAACAGCCGACAATGACATCAACGCGATTTATCACATGGGGATGATTCCACAAGGTTATTTTGTGAATCATTTCTTAGCGGATACTGACGCGTGGTTCTTGATTACAGATGCACCTAACGGACTAAAACATTTCGTTAGAGCACCAATCAAGACGGCTATCGAGGGCGATTTCGACACTGGTAACGTTAGATTCAAAGCTAGAGAAAGATACAGCTTCGGCTGGTCTGACCCTAGAGGAATCTTCGGATCACCAGGTGCGTAATATCTAACAAGATAAAAACTTAAAAGGGGCGGTCTAGCATCGCCCCTTTTTTTTGGGTATAATCTAATCACTATACAATTATTAATTAGATCTAGACGCGTATAGTCGACGGCCTAGAGACTAGATCTACACACTAGGAGGATTATAATTATGGCAACAACTACATTTTCGGGACCGATAAAAGCGGGAACGATTTCAAACACTA